CCTAATGATCCTGTAGACCCTATAAGGTTCTCTGCACAGGATTTGATGGAACGTGAAGCTTCCTATGGTCGTTCTGGGTTTAATCTACAGTTTCAACTAGATACAACCCTTTCAGATCAAGATAGATACCCATTAAAGATAAATGATCTCGTAATAATGCCAGTTAATAAAGAATATGCTCCCGAAAAAGTTATATGGTCTAACTCTCCTGAGTATGTCATTACAGATTTACAGTGCGTTGGTTTCAATGGTGACAGGTTCTACCGACCTGCACAACAGTTTGGAGACTTCATTGAATATACAGGCTCCGTAATGTTCGTAGATCCATCTGGTACTGGAAAAGATGCAACCGCTATAACCTGCGTAAAGATGTTGAACGGTAATTTATATGTCACTGAATGTTTAGGACTCTCTGGCGGCTACTCAGATAGGGTTCTTGAGAAGATAGCCAAGGTAGCTAGGACTAATAAAATAAATAAAATACTTGTTGAACAAAACTTTGGCGGTGGTATGTTCTCTCAACTTCTTAAACCGTTCCTTATGAGGTTTCACCCCTGCGAATTAGAAGACGTTAGAAATAATAAGACCAAAGAATTAAGAATAATAGACACATTAGAACCTGTAATGAACTCTCACCGTCTAATAATTGACCAGAAAGTAATAGAAAATGACTTCCGTTCTAACCCACATGAAACACCAGAACGTAGATTGAAGCTTCAACTGATCTATCAACTATCCAGAATCTCTCGGCATAGAGGTTCCTTAGTACATGATGACCTCGTTGACTCCCTCGCAGGTGCAGTTGGCTATTGGACACAGTACATGGCACAAACAGAAGACCTTAATATCTCTAAAAGAAAAGAAGAACTACTCTCTATTCATACAGATAACTGGGGTGCCTTGATGAATAACACCGTAACTCAAACTGCTATGGGTATGTCTCCTCAACAAATTAGAAATAGTAACGTATCTGACCAAGGTTTTATTAAAGATTTCTATTAATGGACACTATAGGAGAAAGAACTTTTCCACACACTAAGGGTACCCTTTAAGAATCCTTCAAAGTTTCCGTATGGTGTCTATTCTTTGACAGCTTGCTAGAGGGTATCCTACCTAAAAAAAATTTATCGCAAAAATTTGAAGGGGTAATACGATATATAGTCGGTCAAAAATCCCCATATCCTCGGCAAAAAATAAAAAAATATAGGATTAACCAAGGCAAAACCATTGATATCACTGGGTTTTCAGAATATATATTATATTCTTGAGACTCAAAACGACTCAAAACGTCTATATTAATCGCTTACATTTCTTTATGTTATCGGTAGGTGGTAGTCATACCAAAGGATTAGAGGGAATCACTAAGGGAAAAAGAAAGAATCTTTTGATGGATTTCTTGACAATAAAAATATTAATATATATATTACTATTAGTTCTTGATTGAACTACTAACCACAATGGAGCTAACACAATGACTTTCACCAAGAAAAACATCAAAATTGAAGAGCAGATTTTGGAAGACTTTATGAGTCTTTTAGATTCTGGCAATTTAGATAAAACTTGGAAAAAAGAATGGACAGCAACAGAGCAAGCTGGACATACTAACTTCTTAACTAATCACAAATACAGTGGAGCTAATCCAATTATCCTAGAAATGTATATGGCACTTAGGGGTCACCACTTACCTTTATGGATAGGATTTGCCCAAGCGAAAAAAGATTTGAATTGTGTACCAAGAAAGGGAAGTAAAGCCGCTAAAATTCTACGACCAAATCCAATTAAGATTGATCTAAAGAATGAAGACGGTTCTCCTAAATTGGACAAAGACGGCAACCAAGAATTTTACATGAAGTTAACCTTTAAGGGAACTAGTGTATTTAATATTTCTGATCTTGTTGGTCTTGATGAAAAAGCACAATCAAAACTAGATAATATTATTTCTAGTTTCAAATCAGATTGTGAAAAGAATGTTAGACCGTTAGACGAGAGAGTAAAGGCCGCACATGACCGTTTAATGATCTTTACTAAAGATTTAAAGAATGGATTAAAGCATGGCGGCGATCAGCCTTATTACAACAGTTCAGAAGACTTTGTAAAAATGCCTGAGAGATCAACTTTTGTTGATGACCAAGCATATTTAAGTACACTTTCGCATGAATTTTGTCATGCCAGTGGACACAAAGACCGCCTAAATAGAAAGTGGTTAAATGAGTATTCAAAGTTTCGACCTCAGGAAGAAATCTGTGTTGAATTTGCCGCAGTGTTAATTTGTAACCGTTTACAAATTTCTTGCAACACTCAAAATCATGCCGCTTACATTTCAAGTTGGGCCAAGCATATTAGAAGTGCTAAGAGTCCAGCAACAGAATTGATGAAAGTATTTAGCAATTCTGTTAAGGCTGCTGACCTTGTAATAGGTGAAGAGTAACTTTACTTTTGATTCTTTCTTAGAGGGCCTTCGGGCCTTCTATGAAAGGCTCATAAACCTTTCAAATGTAAACCAATTAACCACAAAGAAATCATGTACAAAAACCAGTGCAACCCAAATAGAAAACCTATGAATTTATTTGATGCAGTTCCTTTTATTGCTCAGATGGAATTTGAGGGAAGATTCTACGATAAAGAAGAATACTCAAGTTTTGAGATTCATTCAGCAGTAAGAGATTTATATTTTCTTATTGGTGAAGACTACGAATTTCCAGCCGATCAAGATAGAAAGAACTGGAAAATTTATGTCCGTATGATCACTAATGCTGCTGATCTAATTATGGATAACTTAGAAGAGTACAACAAGACTTGCAGAGTCGATTGTGCAGAGCTAAACAAGAAGCACAATTTAGGATTTTAGAATCTTTCTTAGAGGGCCTTCGGGCCTTCTATGAAAGGCTCATAACCTTTCACTTTTAAACCTTATAGGAGCTAACAACTATGAAAGCTGGACACTATTACAACCAAGCCGAGAAAGCTTACCAAGTCTTACAAAAGTATCATACTAAAATGTTTGACTTAGGTGGCGAAGAATCCGAGCATTGGAATGATGACTTAAACCATTATGAAAGAGTCTTAAGAGACTCACTCGAATGGGGAAAAGAAGATGAACTCTTTACTGAAGCTGCCGAGTTTGATACAAGACTCTCAAGAGTTGACGATCACATAAAAGAATATCTATCCGATATTAGATATTTAAAAGGTCGTATTAAAGAACTCAAAGCAACTAAGGAAAGACTACAGCAAGAGAAAAAAGATTATCTTATAGAAAATAATATGGACTATAAGACGATTGATAAAAGGCTTGCCGCTAGTTATCCAGAATTTGTAGAAAAATCTACAGATTAGTCCTCTCAGAATCGCCTAGAAGGTGCTTGTTTCACCTTCTGGGTATCTTTATACCCTTAACTTTTAGCCACAATGGAATCTAACAAACAAACTTATGCCGAGTTTCTAAATGAGTCAGAAGTCTTTGCTGATTGGCTCAAACAAATACCTTTTAACTTTGATCTTTGCGGATTGAAAGTTAATAAAGATAACTCGGTTACTATGGTATTTAAAAATTCCTTAGACACTGATAGGTTTAAACCTATGAAGTAAAACCAAGTGCCAACCTCTACTTAAACTTAGGGGTTGGCATTTTTTTATTCTTAGACTATACTAAATATAGTTATGTTTTCATAACTGCTAACCACATTAAAAAAAGGAGCTTAAAACAATGTCAACACGAGCATTAATCGGAGTTGTTCAAGACGATCAAACAATCAAATCTGTTTACCATCACTTTGATGGCTACCCTGAGTGGCTTGGAGCAGTACTTCAAGATAAGTACAACACAGAAGACAAAGCCAACGATCTAATATCTGGCGGTGATATGTCTTGCTGCTGGACTCAATCAAGATGGCTGGCTAATGGCGGCCAAGGTAAGGTTCCTTACTATGGCCCACAGTATTACACAGGCCGAGGGGAAAGATTAAGAATCACAACCACAGATAACTTTGAAGAGTTTACTGAACTTGATTGTGACAATGAATATTCCTATCTATTCAAAGATGGTAAGTGGCATGGCTACAGCATAGAAAGAACACGAGATTGTAAGACTTGGGTTATTACTGATGTTGCTGCTATCCCTGTATCTATACCTCAAGGAGCTGCGGTCTAATGGAAGTCTTAATTGTCTCAGCCTGTTTCGGAGCCATAACTTATTATGGTTTCCTTATGGCTAAATGGTTTGATGCACACAGCACAGGAAAAGAAGAGCAGTTGATTAAAACTGCTCGACAATATCAACAACAAAAACAAAAGGAGTCTTGACAATGCAAAGAGTAGAAATTATTAATTACGATCGCTTATCAAAAAGCGACCCACTTTTCCTTAAAGCTATTGAACAAATCAAAAGCCTAGGAATACATGACTCACAACTAAAACAAAAGGAGGTTAAAAGCTAATGAGTATGGGAACTTTGCTTGATCTTACACATGATGAACTTAAAGAAGTTTATCTATCTCTTACTAAAGGAGAGTGGAGAGATCAAAAAGCTAACAAGTCAGCAACAGAGAAAGTACAAAAGTATTTAGTTGATGTTGCTATGACTTGTGAATTTCAAACAAAGATAGAATACAAGATGCAGATAGAGGACAAAAGCTAATGAAGTGTACCAAGTGTGGAAGCCTAGAGAATCAAGTAAACAATACTAGAACTAGGCTATCCACTAGAGGTCACAATATAGATTCACAAGATGGTTCGATTCCTTTTATATGGAGGAGTCGGACCTGTCTTGTTTGCGGCCACAAATACAGCACCTATGAAATGCGAACAGCAGATTATAGCAGTGATGGATTTCTAAAAATGATTAAGGATTTAACCACATGAAAAAAACTATTCCAACATTATCTGAAGCTACAAAGATTGTTTATAGAACACACTACAGTGGCACAGATTCAGCAAAGAATTTTCTTACAGCTATGAACCATAACATTCAAGCTATTGGAGACTTACCAGTTAATAAAATTACTACACCTGTCATAAATAAAATGATGGATTATTTATTAATTAAATTAAAAAATAGTAGAGCTGTAGTAAATACAAAGAGGGGTTATTTAAAAATAGTTTTAGAAAGAATGATTGATGACGGACATATAAAAGAAGTTAAGCTACCCAAAAGACACAGAGTAAAGAAACAAAAGGTTGAATATTTAACTCAAGATATGGAAGAAGAATTATTAAGTTACATAAGGGATAAATCTTTTGGTGAAGATAAAGAAATTTATCATCAAGCTTTTTATATTATTTCTTGTTTAATAGATTTAGGGTGTCGGGTTAGTGAATTGTTAGGGCTAGAAAAAAGATATGTTGACTTTGATAATAACCAAATAAATTTTAATGAAAGAAAAAATGATAATGCTGTAGCTGTACCCATGACCAATAGAGTAAAAGAATATATGAAGTTATATTGTTATGACAAAAAAGATTTTGATAGGGTTTTCAATCTAAGTTACGACAAACTTAATTCTATATGGCAAGAAGCTAGACGAGACTTAGGATATAAAGATAAAAAGTTTTATACCATACATCTATGTAGGCATACTTGTGCGTCAAGGCTAGTACAAAGAGGAGTACCGATACTTTTGGTCAAAGATTGGCTAGGGCATGAAGATATAAAGACCACAATGATATATGCTCACCTTTTACCCAAAGCTTTGCACTCTGTTGTAGATGTATTAAACGATAGTGATAATAAATCTCAAGATATATTTACACCTGATACTAAAAAAGCAATTAAATATATAAACTCTATGCACAGTACAAAATTATTTATAGATAGGAGGTCTTGAACTGATGAATAACTATCTTGAATTTGTACAAAGACTTCCTAATAAAGAACTTGAAAAACTTTTGTTAGCTATCTTTGAAGATAAAGTGCGTAGAAAAAAATTAAAATTACAAGGCATACCAAAAAGTCAATGGCATAAGGAGGGATTGAACTAATGAAGTTTACCGATAGTCAGATTTATTTTATTAATCAATCTATTAGAAGAGCATTATGGGAAGAAGAAAAGTTTATAAAATACTGGACAGATTTAGCACAAAAAGAAAATGATTTACTGAAGAAAAGAAATTACAGTAGATGTACTGAACATTGTGTCAAGAGGATAGAAGAGCTTGAAGCTTTGAGGGATAAGATCAATGAGTGAACCAAGCAAGAAACAACTAGAGCTAGAGCAAAGTATTCTTAGTATCTCAGCCTACAACAAACAAAGTAAACAGAATAGAAATATAGAGAGGGGGAAAGAATCTAATAATTATTATGCTAGAAATATGATTGAAGCTGGACTTGAACAGCTAAGTAAAGAGCTACAGAAACATATATGGCAATCAATGTCTGGAAAGGTAGGAGTTAAAGCTGTGTCGGCTAAGTTGTTATCTTTATTTCCTGATCTTGATGTAGTTTCTTTTATTGGTTTCAAAGTAATTATAGATAGCACTAGCCAAGGTAAGACCACAACACATACAGCTTTAAAGATAGGCCAGATGTTAGAAGATGAACTTAGGTTTACTGAGTTTGAAAAGCAAGACCCTAAACATTTTAAAGCTATAAAGAAACATACTAAAGATACAAACCACGAGGGCTATAAACGTAAGGTTATGGTCCATCACATGAATAGAAAAGGACACAAGTTTGAGCCTTGGACTAGAGCTAATAAACTTAGGGTCGGGCTAAAACTTATTGAGCTAACTTCAACAAAGATTCAGATGGTTAAGCTGGTTAACAAAAGAGTTAAGAAAACAACTCAAAGTTATCTTGTATTCACTGATGTCTATATGAAATATATACAGCAGGGTAGGGCCAACAGGATTGCACTCTACCCTTTGCTTATGCCTACCTATGATAAGCCTAGAGATTGGACAGCTATAAATGATGGAGGATATTACACAAAGAGATTACAAACAAGTGCGGTAAAGGTTACTGATCGGGACCACTTAAAAAAATTACAAGAACAAGACTTAACAATATGTCTAAAAGCTTTAACTCTGGCAGGTCAAACTGAGTGGACAGTTGATAAATTTGTTCTTGATACTCTTGTATATTGTTGGGAGGAAGGAATAGAAGTAGGTTCATTAATCAATCGAGACTTAAAAGAACTACCAACTAAACCACTTGACTTTGATACAAACCCAGAAAGCAAAAAGGAGTGGCGATACTTAGCTAGTTTAATACATGATATGAACGCACAGAATAAAAGCAAACGGTATCAGATTATTTCAATGATAGACACAGCTAAGAAATATGTTGGTGAAACTTTCCATCACATATATCAATTCGATTGGGTTGGTCGAATGTATCCTGTCACTGCTAACTTCAATCCGCAAGGGAATGATATTGCTAGAGGTCTTCATGTGTTTGCCAAGGGTGGAGCTTTGAATACTAAACAAGATGTAGATTGGCTGGCTATCTGTGGAGCTAATCATTTTGGTTTAAGCAAACTATCCTATAGAGATAGAAAAGATTGGGCATATACCTATGGCATAGATATAGCTGAACAAGTTTATGACAACCCGATTGAGAACGTAGACCTATGGGGTCAAGCGAAAGAACCTTTCCAGTTTTTACAGTGGTGCAAAGAGTGGCATGAATTTCAAAGGATTGGTAAAGGTTATATCTCTCACCACTGCTGCTGTCTTGATGGTACTAACAATGGATATCAACATATAGCTGGCCTTACATCTAACAATGAACTAGCTAACAAAGTTAATCTTCAATACGTTGCAAAGCCACAAGATTTATACAAGCAAGTACTTGATGTTGTCTTGATACTGCTAGAGCAAAGCAACAATCCAGAAGCTAAAGCGTGGTACAAAGAAAGAGATAAATTAACTAGAGCATTTATAAAGAAACCTGTCTTGATGGTTCCATATAATTCAACAACCTATGGCATAGCTAATTACATAGAAAAATATTTTGTAAATGAAAATGTTTTTATGGCGAAAAATTTTAAGAACAATTTTTATTTGGCTGCTGTAATTCAAGAAGCTGTAGAGTTCGTTACACCTGAGAGTCCAGAGTTATTAAAACATTTGTCAGCCTATGCCAAGTCTTTTAATAATGAGAATAAACCTATGGCATGGTTTAGTCCGTCAGGTTTTTATATTCAACAAAATTATTATCAAGGTAAAACAAAAAGAGTTACTACAAAATTAGAAACTTCTAGTATAAAACTTTCTATAAATGAAACTGATAAGACTAGGGTTGATAAAAGAAAACAGTTGCAGGGATTCCCTAGTAATTACATACACAGCTTAGATGCTGCACATTGTCACTTGAGTTTATGTGAAGCAGGTAAGCAGGGGTTAGAAAACTTTTGTATTATTCACGATTGTTATGGTAGTCCAGCCAGTGAACTAGAAAGATTTATTGAATGTGTTAAGCAAAGTTTCTTTTATATTTACAGTGATAATAATTTAGATTATTTATATCACAATTCAGTAGAACAACTCAGTGATATTAAAGGTTTACCCACTGCACTACAGATGGGGAAGTTTAATATAACAGATGTGTTGACAGCACCATATATATTTACATAACAAAGAACTACGGTAAAATTTATATACGTCTTTTATAGACGATTAAACCAGATTACAAAAAAAGATTATGGCAGAACTCAAGCCTGAGACTATTAAGCTAGTCTCACCTAATGGAACTCGTTTTCGTTGGTCTTACTACGTCACCCCAGATGAATACAAAGGTGTAAGAAAATGGAAAGGTGACATCATCATTCCTGTAGGTACACAGATGAAAGATGACAAAGGAGAACTGGTAGAAGCTACACAGTTTATGGTAGATCAACTAGAACAACTACTTGAAAGATGGAAGGGTGCATTGAAAGAAGCATACCCAGATAGAAAGTTTACTCTTACTAAAAGCTTGAAGACAGGTGAACCATCTTTCCCTTGGTCCTTTGAAGAAGACGGTTTAGTTATAAGGGTTAGTAAGAAAGCTAGTGGTGTCAATCCAAATACAGGACAGCCATACAACAATACACCTGTTGCTTTTTACACCAATGACTTAAGACTTATGGGTGAAGAAGAGAGACAGAAGCTAGAAAAGATAGACCCAGAAACCACAGGTCAGATGTCATTCCTTGCTAAAGGTTATGATGCTGGCGGTAATGGTGTAGGTATTAAATGTATTCCATTAAGTATTTGCTTTAGAAATATAGTTCCATTTACAGGTGGAGGAGCTAGTGACTTTGAAGCAGAAGCACCATCAAGCTATGAAGAAAAGGTCCCGACCTCAACAGCAGCCGACTTCTAAATACAAGAGTAAATTTGAAAGTCAATTTGCTGACAAACTAATCAAAAAGAAAATTATCTTTACCTATGAAACAATCAGCATTGACTATGAAATTACTTGCACCTATCGGCCTGACTTTATACTCAACAATTTTATTGTTGAAACGAAGGGCTACTTCTCGAAAGAAGATAGACGCAAGCATCTTGCAATTAAGAAGAAACGACCCGACCTAGATATAAGGTTTTGTTTTCAAAACAGCAAGACCAAGCTATCCAAGGCCAAGAACTCTATCTCGTATGCCGATTGGTGTACGAGACATGGGTTTCAATACTGTGAAAAATTTATTCCAGAAGATTGGTATGAAGTCAAGCTACAAAGCCAAGAAAGTTTGCCCTGAGTGTGGCAAGAAAAATTGTGCTGTCTTTGATGATGGTCACGAACACTGCTTCACTATGGATTGCGGTTACACTTACTACCCAAATAAAAAAGAAAAGAAGATGACAACCAACATCATACCGATCAAGAAAACAAATCCAAGACTTTTACCTGTCAAGTCAATGGCTCTACCTAAACGTGGAATCACTAAGGAGACTTGCGAACTATTTGGTTATGGGATAGCAGAGTATAGAGGGCAGCCAGTACAGGTAGCCACATATAAAGATCAGAAAGGTAATGATGTTGCACAGCACATACGCTTTCAAGATAAGAAGTTTATATGGATAGGTGATATGTCTAACGTAATGCTATGGGGTCAACATCTATGGAGACAGCATGGAGGTAACGGTTCAGTATTCATAAGCATCTTCGAGGGAGAGATTGATTGTATGAGTGGGTCACAGATACAAGGTAATAAGTTTCCCTGTGTATCTATTCCGTCAGGTGTACAATCAGCAGCTAAGTATTTGGCAGCAAACTATAAATGGTTAGATACCTTTTGTCGTATCGTTATTTGTTTTGATAATGATGTAGCTGGTATGAAGGCAGCAGACAAATGTTTAGAGGTCTTACCCAAAGGCAAAGTTGCCATAGCTAAGTTAGATCGTAATGATGTTAACGATCATTTAGTTTTAAATGAAGAAGACATAGTAAGAAAGAAGTTATGGAACGCTAGACCATCAAGACCAGACAGTTTAATTAATGGAGCTGACGCATGGGATTTGTTTATTAAAGAAACAAGTAAACCAATATCAGACTTTCCGTTTCCTAAATTAAATGAATATACGCAGGGCATATTTCCTACTCAACTGTTTACTGTAGCGTCTGGCAGTGGAGCTGGTAAGAGTACGATTTGCAGAGAGCTGGCATATCATTTCTTGGTCAAAAGGAATCTTAAGCTAGGGTATATTGGACTAGAAGAATCAGTACAAAGAACTCTACAGGGATTAGTTGGTATTGATTTGAATATACCTTTACATCTGGCAGCAGAAGAAACAGTAGATCAAGATGAATTAAAGAAATCATTTGACAGGCTAACGTCTACAAGAAATCTATTTTTATATAATCACTTTGGTTCACTTGAACCTGATACTTTACTAGAACAGATACGGTACTTGGCTACTGTTGATGGGGTACAGATAATCATACTAGATCATATAACAATAGTTACTTCTGGTTTAGATTTAGATAACGAAAGACGAGCTATAGATGTGACTATGACTAAGCTAAGAAGTTTATGTGAATCAACTGGCATAGCTTTAATACTCGTTAGTCATTTACGCAGACCACAAGGACAGGCACATGAAGAAGGAAGAGAAATATCTACCAGTGATTTGAAGGGCAGCTCTGGACTACTTCAGTTATCTGATGTCGTGTTAGGTGCATCAAGAAATCAGGTAGGAGAAGCCAGCGAAAGACAACGGTTAACTTTAAAGATACTTAAGTCAAGGCACACAGGTATGACAGGAGAAGTTGATAAGTTATTGTACGACCAGAAGACAGGTCGGTTAGAAGTTTATGAAAGTATCTTTGGAGAATAAACTATGACCTTACTTATTGATGCTGATTGGTTGATCTACAATTCATGTTGTGCGTGTGAACAAGACACAAGATGGAATGAGTGGGAGCATACCTTACATTCAGATGAACGAGATATACTACAGCTTATAGATAACAGGTTGGATATATACAAATCTATTGCAGGTGGAGATCGAGAAGTTGTTATGTGCTTTACTTCTTATCCAACATTTAGACATGAGATATTCCCAGAGTACAAGATTAACAGGATAGGTAAGCGTAAACCTTTAGCTTTGAAAAGTATTATCGAACAAATAAAACAAAATTATATCTCTGAGTCTTATGAAGGATTAGAAGGTGATGATGTGCTTGGACTCTTGGCAGGTTCAGCTAAATACAAAGACCCAATCATAGTATCTGTAGATAAAGACATGAAGACTATACCTTGTAAGCTGATAGTTGAAGATGAAATTGAACACATCACACAACGCAAAGCTGATAGACGTTGGTTTGAAATGGCTATGGCAGGTGACTCAGGTGATGGGATAATAGGTATTAAAGGTATGGGTATGGTCACAGCTTCTAAGATACTGGCTGATGTTCCTGATACTAAAGAAGCTTTATGGCATAAGGTCTTAGAGACATACGAGAAGAAAGGTTATACAATGGCTGATGCTATTCTCAATGCAAGGCTGACAAGAATACTAAGAAGCGGAGATTACAATTACAATACAGGTGAAGTAAAACTTTGGAACCCATAAAAAAAACCCTGAGAGGAGCTAACCAAACTCAGAGTTTTTTTCTTATGTTGCAACAAGGTTAACCACTCCCTTGTTATTTCAATCTTAACATATAATATTAAAATAACTTTTAATTTTTATTAACAGTGGAGAAAGGTTTACCTCCTATTACTGATGAACTTATAGAAGGTTTGAGTCGTGCTTTTCCTCAACGTCACCCTGATTTGTCTATGTCTGATAGACAGATATGGTATGAAGCTGGTAAAAGATTTGTAGTTGATTACTTAATCGAACAACAGAAAAGACAAAAAGAAACTATGTTAACTACTAGCTTATTGGAGAGCTGACTATGTGTTTAGGTATGGGTGGCGGAAATACACAACCTGTTCAACAAGAACTGCCAGAAAGAAATGCAGCACCTACAGTAACAGGTAAACAAACAGGTGTAGATAATCCTAAAGATACTAAGAAAGCAACTGACCAATTAATGATAAAGAGACAGAAGGAAGAAGGTAGATATAATCCAGAGTCTACTGATACTACTACTGTCGCAAAGTTAACTAGTGGTGGTATGACTAGGGCAGAGAAGCAAGCAAGAAAAGATAGGCAACAAAGAGCAAAAGACAACTATAATAAAAGAAAGTACTCTAAAGGTATTCAAGGTCGCAAGACAGGAGTTGCTTAATTATGTGTTTCGGAAGACCCAAACCTCCCCCATTACCGCCTAAACAAGCAGAAGATTCTCCTATTGAAGAAACTGCGGAGACAGTAGCAGTTGGTAAGGACAGGCCAACCAAAAAGAAAAAGACTAAAGGTGTTCAACAACAGACAGTGACTAGAGCTTTAGGTACTAAGTCTCTACAAATACCTTTACTTAATCCTAACCAAACTGGTTCTGGTAATTTAAAATACCCTGCATAAATGGAAACTTCCACAGCAGCTAATAAGTATGAAGTACTTGTAAGCGAAAGATCAACCTACGATAGAGAAGCAAAGGACTCGTCTAAGTTAACGATTCCAAGTTTAATACCTGAAACTTCTACAGGTAGCAGGGCAAAACTAAAGACTCCCTTCCAAGCAGTAGGTAGTCGTGGTGTTAATAGTTTGTCTAATAAATTATTAATGACTCTTCTACCTCCGAGTACTGCTTTCTTTAAATTAGAAGTTGATGAACTGGAAATAAGAAAACAAGGACAGGCAGAAATGCAGAGTGAAATAGATAAAGGACTACGCACTATAGAAAATGCTTTGATGAATGAGATAGAAATATCAAATGATAGAGTCGCTATGTTTGAAGCACTCAAGCATTTAGTTGTATCAGGTAATGTTCTTTTATATCTGACAGATAAAGGACTCAAGGTATATCCGTTATCTAAGTTTGTTTGTAAACGTGATGATGTAGGTAATGTATTAGAAATAATTACAAAAGAATCTATTAACCCAAAAGCTTTGCCCTTAGATTTCTTAGAACAAATACAGAAGAAAGAAAATTTTGATAGAAAAAATTACGAAGATGATCTTGATATATATACTTGTGTTAAAAGAGTTAATGATGATTTCTTCTGGCATCAAGAATGTAAGGGAGAGATAATACCAAATACACAAGGAAGATCAAAGATAGAAGTATCACCTTGGATACCACTTAGATTTATAAGAGTTGATGGTGAAGATTATGGTAGAGGTTACGTTGAAGAATATAGAGGTGACTTAATTACTCTTGAATCTTTAATGCAAGCTGTAATTGAAGCGGCCAGTGCCAGTGCGAAGTGTTTGTTTCTGGTCAACCCCAATGGGATAACACGAGCTTCGACTCTAGCTAAAGCACCTAATGGAGCCATACGAGAGGGAAGTGCTGCTGATATTTCTGTAATGCAAGTGGGTAAAACTTCTGACCTTAGTGTTGCGTTCAGTGTTATACAAAGAATAGAAGCAAGACTTGAGTATGCTTTCTTAATGGCGAGATCAGTGCAGCGTGACGCAGAAAGAGTAACAGCAGCAGAGATAAATCTTATGGCACAAGAATTAGAGAATAGTCTTGGCGGTATATATAGTATCTTGACTCAAGAGTTTCAGCTTGTATATCTAAGAAGACGTATGCACTTATTGGTAAGGGCAGGTAAAGCACCAAAGCTGCCTGATGAATTGGTCAAACCTAAGATAGTAACAGGACTTCAAGGACTTGGTAGGGGTAATGATAGAAATAAATTGATTGAGTTTATTACAACTGTAGCTCAAGCACTTGGACCAGATGTAATGAGACAGTATGTAAATGTAGACGAAGCAGTGAAAAGACTAGCTACCAGTATCGGTATAGATACTGCTAACCTAGTAAAAACACAAGATCAAATCCAAGCTGAACAACAAGCCGCACAACAGCAAGAGCTTATTCAAAGTCTTGGACCAGCAGCTTTAGGTTCAAGATTGCTAGACCCTAAAGTAAATGCTGAAGCTGGATTAGCTGAAGCACAAAACCAACAAATCCAACAAGGAGGACCCCCTAATGCCAACCAAGAAATCTAGTAGGAAACGTGACGAAGATGGTAAATTTGTTTCTGCTAAAGCTATCGTTAGCGAACTAGGTGTTAACGAAGAGAACCCTGTGCCTGAGAAGTCTGGTGATGTTACTACTAGACATGGCAGTACAATTCACTATAGTTAAAAGAAAACCACTATGACTTCATCACAAGTACAAGTATCTGAAAATCCTCCTGTTACTAGACAGGATTTAGAAACTCTAGCTAAGAATGAAACTGATGAAAACGGTCTTATCCTTGGCAAATTTAGAAGTGTAGATGAACTGGCTGCAAGCTACAAAGAACTAGAAGGAAAGCTTGGTGAACCGTCAGATCAGCAAGAAGTAGAAGAGTCAGATGCAGTTGATCTGCCTGATGGTTATGAAGACTACTATCTTCCTGATGGAAGCGTAGACTACAACACAGTAAAAGAAAATTATGGAGATACTTTAGCTGGAATTTTTGAAGAAGCTAACATTGACCCATATAAGATTAGTGCAGAGTTTCACAAAAATGAAGGTGAGATACCAGAAGAAATGTATCAATCTTTATTAGATGCAGGTTTATCTAAAGGTGCAGTTGACCGATACCTTACTGGTGCAGCAGTAGAAAGTGGATATGTTGAAGAAGGTGAAGAAGGTGCTACTGGTGAATTACCTCCACAAATAGTAAGAGGTATTAGAGATTCTGTAGGTGGTGATGATAGCTATGGCAAAATGGTTGATTGGGCTATAGATAATTTACCGAAGCAAGAAATATTAGACTTTAATAATGCAACTAAAACTATGACAGGACCTCAACTTAAGCTGATGGTTCAAGGTCTATTCACACAATACCAAAATGCTATGGGAGTCGAACCAAACCTTATCAATGGAAGACCAGCTTCAAGCGGTCCAACTCCATACAGATCAACAGAAGAAGTTAAAGCTGCTATGCGTGACCCACGCTACGGTAAAGATGTAACTTACACCCAAGACGTTTACGCTAGACTAGATAAAAGCAGCGTCTTTGGTTAATGGCTAAGTTATGTGCTAGAGGGAAGTCAGCAGCAAAGCGTAAGTTTAAGGTTTACCCTTCTGCTTACGCTAATGCTTACGCTGTCAAAGTCTGCAAAGGACAGGTTAAAGGACCAGATGGTACAAAACGAACTGCATCTGGTTACACAAGAAAATCATTGAGGGTTGCTTAATCATGGTATTAAAAGGAAATCAAAAAAAAATTGATGCCAACAAAGACGGAAAAATTAGTAGAGAAGATTTTATGATCTTATCTAAAAACTCTAATAAAAAGAAAAAGAAGAAGCCAATAGTATGAGTCTTAAAAGATGGTTTGATGAAAAATGGGTTGACGTAAAAACTGGCAAACCTTGTGGCCGCCAGAAGGGAGAGAAGCGTAAAGGCTACCCTGCTTGCAGACCTTCAAAAAGAGTTAGTAGCAAGACTCCAAAGACTACAGGAGAAATGAGTAGTGAAGAAAAAAGAAGATTTAAAGTAAGCAAAACCAGTTCAAAAAAAATAACTTATCAACATAGACGTAAAAAAAATAATCGTAATAGTTTAAAGATTGCGTAATAGTGTTATATTTTAAATAGCTTACATTTTTTATGTCTAAGGGTGTATCAATGACTAAGGCAGATAAAGACCCCACAGGTGGTCTTACTGCTAGAGGTCGGAGAAAATACAACCGAGCAACAGGTGGAAACTTGCAAGCTCCTGTTACTAGA